TACTGTTTCCACTTATCGCACCCCACAACATATTTATTAGTTTTTCACAAGGGGCTTGCTGTCGCAAGCCCCGCAGTTCATCAGTTGCCAGTTGCCAGTGCTTCATCATAAGCGGAACGGAACCCAACGTAGTGGCCGGAGTAGGAACGGGCGCCGCTGAGGTACAAACAACCCACGCCACCGTGGGAAGTGTCGCTGAAGTTCGACCCCCGAAACGGCAAGCGCTCGCCTTCGGCGTTCACATAATGCTGGTGTCCGGTTGTTGGGTAAATGTCGTTAGTGTCCTTCATAAGTCCATGCAGCTTTGCAATCTGTGGTATGCTCACGCCACTTGCGGCGGCAAGCTGTGAAAATGCAATGTTGCTATTAAATGCTGCACTTCTGCTTGTGTTAATAACAATCTTACTTGACACAAGATCATAATGCAGCGTTCCGGATGTTCCGGGGTCAACAAGTGTGCCGTCCGGCTTTATAGCCTTCCACTCTGTACTTGTTGCGCTCATGTCGCAGTCAGCCTTCATGCAGTTTCCATATGGTATGATCTGAATTTCGCCGTCAACAATCCTCATTCCTGCTGTCCACTCATAAACATCACCGCACAAGTCAGCAATTCCGGCTGGTGTGCCGTCATGGTTCCATGTCACGGGTCCACTTCCGGTTGCAGTTCTTCCGCCGCCAGTATTGTTATAATCGTAAGTGTTTACACCCTTCTCATATGACTTTTCATAACTTGCGTTATAATTTGTATTGCCACGGGGCAGAAATCCGTTGCGATTGCACCACAACATTATTGTACCGAATAACGCATTTGGGTTAAGTCCCCAGCCTGCGCCCTTCTTTCTGCACGCAGCAAGCGACTGATCAAAAGTGATGTATGCTTTGGGGTCCTTCATGGGTAATGAATACGCACGATCATTCACAACGACATTGATATACTTTGAAACATATAATATGTTTCTTTCTACTCCGTCAACCTTGAACACATCCGCAACATCCTGTGTGCCGCCGCTAATCAAGTCAGAATACTTCATTTTTGGAATACCGACCATAATTGACGGCTTTTCTACATCATCAAAAATAACCTTGTTATTGCCGCCAAAAGCAGCAACCGCCATTGCTAAATCATCATAATTTGCCATAATCTCTTATACCTCCCATAATGTAAGTGTGCAAAGCGACATATCAAAATCAACTGGCACGGGTACTTCTCGCGGGTTTCCCTCGTCGTCCACGCCGTCTTCGATAATGTCATAACGCCTTGCCGGAATTTCGACATTTGCAACATACTTCCTTGCATTGCCACCAACGCCAATCACAAGCCCGTCTTCTGTGTCAATGCAAATGTCAAGTGTCACTTTCTCGTCCCTCTCACGGGCAGCAAGATTGATAGTCAGTTCATCATTACCAAAAGTGATCTTCTTACCGCCAGAAAGCGCATAATCAATGTGCGGCTTTCCCGGTGCTTTCTCAACGACCTTAATAGTATTTTTTCCTGCCATTTTCGTTTCCTCCTTTTACAATTTCGGCGCTGCGGGCTGCAATCACTTCTGCTGCTTCCTGCTGCGCCCTTGTCCCTTGACCTTGAACGCCAAAAGAACGCAAAACATATTCTTCATGCGCCTTGCGTTCTTCTTGCTTAATATGTACGGCTGCCATATCAATAAAAACCACCTTTCACATATAGTTTGACCTTGACGCTTTTAGCGCTTCCGGTGAAAGCGACTTTGAAGCCATTCAGCAACTTTGAAGAAATTTCAATGTCGCCGGGAAAGCCGCCGGAATACTCCAACACTTCCGCGCTAACTGTATAATCAAGGTGATTTCTTACCTTTGACAGTGATACAGTCTGGGTTGAATTATTGAACGGGTATTCTTGCGAATTGCTCAATGTGACAGTCATTGTTTCGCCTGCAACATCTGCTATTGCCTGTTGCTGGTGGATGTTCTCAACTGTCATAAGTGCTGCAAGTTCACTTGCGTTAGATATACCATCTTCCATGTGGTTGAAATTAGACGCACTCTGCGGCGTGCCTTGCTGAATAACTTCACCTTCGACGGGTGTATGCGTGATTGACCCATCATCATTTCGGCTTTCTGTGTATCTGTTCTCATACTGTGTCACATGATCTTGCCAAATCTTAACTTCATACATGATGTTTTACACCTCCTTTTCTACAAAGTCGAAAACAAAGCGGTACAATGCGCCCTCTTGGACACTTGACAGACTTATGCTTTCCGACTTTTCAGCCCACAACTTATTTGCTGTATTATACAACTGCACCTTTGTTATGGTTGCAGTGGTTCCCAGCTCTGGTGTAATTTCAATATACACTGCCACCCTGCCGTCTGATAATCTTTCCTTGTGGTGAATAGCCTTTTTTGTTGCGGTTCCATTGACTGTCACGACTGCGTAACTAATTATTCTTTCAATGAAACTTTTGAAATCTTCTTTTGCCTGCGCTGTCAGCATTGTTCTTCCTCCTTTTCGCTATAATTTCCGGGTACTTCCGCATTGTTTGACGGAATACGAAAACGCCGTTGCCGCAATCGTGTTTTCAATCGTGCCGCCCTCTGATTGCCCCCCTGTGTTTCGCTGTGGGGCTTCTCCTGCGTTAATCTGTCCCGCTGCTGTATTTCTATACCCAAACACATTCAACGCCGTTTCTGCGTCAATATGCGCCGTCTGGTTTTGAAATACCATATTTCTATATGGCTTTGTTCCCGCTGCCGTGGCTGTGAATATAAAGCCTGCGGCTTCTGTGCCTATAATGAAATTATCACCGTAATTCACGCCATGTGTGGCGTGCTGTGGGTATGTCCCGGCGTTGACTCTCCCCGTAAGTGGCACATGATAACGGAAATAATCAGCTTGTATCTGTATTTCACAATGAATGTGTGCTTGATACACTATTTCATCAAGGTGCGCTGATAGTCTTTTGTATAGCTTCACCGCCCTTATAATATCTGTGAGACTTGCCACAATTCTTGAATTTGTAACATCACACACAATATGGAAGTGTCCCGGCTCTCCGCCATACTGGAACCACTCTTCCACTTCGCTTTCCGGATATAGCGCAGATAATGCCTTTTCAATGGCGTATTTTGTACCCATTTTTTTATGCACTTTCACGCTGCTTTTCAGCAAGTCGCGCTTTGCTTCCAGTGGGTATGAATAGTCGTACCAGTCAACATGGAAGTCATACGCCAGCACATCCACAAGTGCTTCCGGCAGTTCATCAATCCTTGAATATATCAGCACATCATTTGTCAATTCGGAAGCATTAAGCAATTCCATTGTTGCCGCTTTTGCCAGTGCAACCATTTTGGGATCGCTTGCTAATGCCTGTGGAAGATACTTTGCAAAATCGGCTTGATATATTGTTTCAGACATCTTCCATTCCTCCGTTTATAACTGTTTTGGTTGATAGTTTCCCAACTTCTATGTCTCCAACTGTCTTGAATGTAGGCTGGCGGACTTCAACACGCTTTGCCCCGGCTTCCATCATCATTTGAATTAGATATGACGGGTTAATGTCTCGCCCCATTTTCTCCGTCTGCCATTTAATGTAATCTTCCACGGCTTGACGCACTGCCGTGTCAATAATAGTGGCGCTGTTCTCGTTTGGCTGCCCTATGTAAAATGTCACATCAACTGAAAAGCTCACCGGGTCTGGTGTCGATACAGTCACATGATCTGTCAGTGGGCGTATATCGTCAGCGTTCAACGCTTCTTCTATCTCTTCAAGTATTGCTGCCGTGGCTTCCTGTCCGTCTTGTAGCAGCACTCTAATGTCAACAACACATGCAGACGGGCTTGTTACTGCCACATCAGAAACGGCAGACGACACGCTTTTTGTCCAATAGATGTAAGCATTGACGGGTCCAGCCGTGCTGAAACTCTCCATGCTTTCCCTCATTCTTTCGTAATAGTCTGCGTCGCTTTCTTCGCCTGCGCCTCCGCTGGATGTTGTTATATTTTCAATGCTTTCGTAATAGTCGTACACATCCACGATTTCTTTAATTTGTCCCGGCGCATATCCGTTCCCGTCTTCTCCTGCGGTCAAACACTTTGCTTCCACATCCCCGTATAACTGCCCGGCGGGGATTTCAAGCAGTTCCGTTGTTGCAAACATAATATCGCCGTCAACTGTCACTCTGGTTCCAGCCGGAACAAATACGCTTCCTGCTTGTGCTTCTGATATGTGACAACGCACTATGGTTATTGCTTGACTTGCCGGAAGTCTTGCCGTGTCCTTGAACAACTCCGCCAGACTGTCAAGGTAATCACCCTTTGCGTATCTCGGCACATTCATTTTTGCCGTTTCATTTATCAATACACGCTGTTGAACAATAACGGCAGCAATCCACGCTATAAATAATTTTTCTGGGCTTGCCGGGTAAATTGTTCTTTCTGTGATCTCTTCATACTTGTTGACAAGTTCTGTGATAATCGTTTCAGTGTCAGTGTCAACGAATTGTATTTCTGGGTATTCAGTCATTGTCTTCGTCTTCCTCCTCTGAAATTATGGTATAAGGCACGGTGTATTGTAGTGAGTTATGATCTGTATATTCAAATTCTACATCATCCGCCTCCACCCTTTTTTCATACTCTTCTATTTGGTCAGCCACTTCCTCCGCAATGTCGTTTTCATTACCAACAATGGAACCGTGCATATAAACGCCGGATATACCAAAATCACGCATGAATGGCACTGTGCCTTGTGTCGTGTTCAATATCATTGACAAGCATTGTTCTATGTCTTCCCTTTCCGTTTCCGGTGCAAGGTTTATGTCTTTCAGATCATCCGTTTTCACTTTTCCCATATTGCACCCCCTATGGTTTTTCTTTCAAGTTCACTTGCACATCTGCAATCCAGCAATTCCCCTTGTTGTCATAATATTTCATGTCCCTTGATATACTGGTTATAACGGTTTTATATTTGCCGTATTTCTTCCCGCCTATCATCAATCTGTATGCCTTGTGCTTTCGTGCTAGTTTATTGATTTTATTTATTTCTTTCATGGGCGTTAGTCCATTAAAGACAGAAAAGTGCATTTTATACGAAAATTCATCCGGGGCAATTCCTTTGAATGTAACTTTTGATACTTTCTTTTTGCGCTCTTTCACATCATAATTGATTGTCGTATTCCATTTTAAGTCTGTGAAAGTCCGTACCGTATTGCTGGAAACAATAAATTTCACACTGCCCCATTTCCCCAGATTTTTATTGCCCTTCTTTTTCTTCTTCTTTTTCTTTTTCGCCATGTTCAAATCCTCCCAACAATAAAGCCGTCGCCGTCACCATTCGGAATACATATGCACATCACATCATCATTGATTGCTGGTGTCCATTTCTCCCGCTGCCATACAATTTTTAATTCAGCGGAAATCATGCCGTCAAACTGGTCAAATTTTACCCTTGCCGTGTTCTTTTCAGCGTCAACCTTGTGGACTTTTCCAATTCTGTACTCAAACATCAATAATCCTCCAATACCATTTCAAAATAAATTTTCGTGGTATATATGCCCTGCTGTATTCTGTGGACTGCTTTTGTGATGATATATTTTCTGTCGTACTCTCCATATCCTTTTAATACAATCGTGCTTCCTGTCGTCAATGTAATATCGCCGTCACATACTATATATCCTGTGTATTCCCTTTTGTTCTTTTCTTTAATGGAATATAGCGCCAGCGCCTTTGCTTCTTCCGTGCTTGTTACTTTCTGTTTTATGTCAAGGCTCTTTCCTTCGTCCCTCAATTTGTATGTGTATGAAATCAGCTGCAATGTCACTGGGTCTTTCCAACTCACCCGGCATTGTGCATAGTCCGTGTCATTCTTCTTGTGGTGTAGCTTGTCGTCAATAATATCACTGTCACCTTTCGTGAATGTTCGCACTGGTTCTTGCTTGTCATATTCATACGGGTTATAGATCACCAGTGAATTTGTGGTAAATTTCAAGCGCAATCCGGATGTTTGGCACAAATCCGATAAAAATTTTATGTCGGATGTTTCCAGCTGTTCTTTTCTTGCATATATAGGCATGTAATCTGTTGCGTACATCAGATTTACGCCGTTTCTGTTTGCGATCTCTCCCGCAATCTCTTTCAAATTAAATCTTTCCCACGCTTGATTTTTTGGGGTCTGTCGCAGCCTTGAAAATGATGTGATCGCCGCCGCCTTCGTAATGAACAATTCTGCTGTATAGCAGCTTTCATCATCATCAATGGCAAATGTTCCGCATGTTGCTGTCCTACTGGTATTGTTGCCGTGCCAGTTATCCGCAACCAACTTCAATGCAATTTCTTTCACGCCTGCAAGCGTGCTTTCACTGTATGTCATTATTTGCAGATCATCAGCGTGGTTTTCGTCATTGTCTATATATTGAATTTCCGCAACATCCGCTTGCATTTCTTCCGTCGCTTCCACTCCGTCAAAATATAATACTGCCGTGGTTTCCTCATTCATTCAAAAGCCCCCGCTTCCATATCGGCAAAACTTCCGCTTCTTCGATTTCATCAATAGCGGGGATTGTTAATACAACCCCCGCCGAAAAAATAAAATAATGCAAATATTGCGTGTTCGCTTCCATCAACTTGTTAACATAGTATGAGGACCCCATTTCGTCATGCGCTATCTTATCCCACATGTCACCACTTATGGTTGTATATGTGTTGTCATTCATAGCGTGTTCTCCTTTCGTCGCCGTCGTCTTTTAATTTTTCGTCAACTTGCTGTAAAAGACTTTGATTGTTCTTTTCCAGTTTCTCTTCCAGATCGTCCGGCTGGTTTCCGTTAACAATTATTGTTGGATTGTTATTGACAGTAATTGTCTTGTTGCTTGTTCCTTTGCCTGCGCCTGCTGCCACAACCGGGGCTGTATTATTACTCACTGTCGGTGCTGTTGCTGCCGCTTCTGCTGCCGCCCTTTGCGCTGCAAATATATTCTTTGTTTCTTCCGCTGTATAGACAACCTTGTGCGGCTGCCCTGTTATCAACTCCGGTCCATTCTCTCCGGCAACGAAAGCATTTTCAGTATCGCTTGTTCCTCTTGCGTGTCCCGGTACGCTTCCACCGCTACTGTTTGCGCTGTCCTTTGCGCCCTTGATCTTCGACACAAGCCCAGAAATCTTGTCACCCACGCCAGAAATCAAGTTCTTTATAGCGTCAATCGCACCTTGCGCAATAGACTTCAAGCCGTCAAATATTCCGCTGAATATATCTTTTACGCCTTGCCATGCTTTCCGCCAATCTCCCGTGAATACCCCGGAAATGAATTTGATAATGCCTTGTAAAACTGTTGCAAGTGCTTTCACAGCGCCGCCAATAGCCGTGACAACGGATGATACAACACTTAATATGATCGGCATAACTGCTTGGACAACTGCCAGAATACCTTTTACAATCGGCTGTACGATATTCCATATTGTAGTTAAGCCCGCCTGTATTGCCGGGATAAGTGTTGATAATACCTGTGTTACAACCGGAAGTATTGCTTGTATCATGGTTGATATTGTCGGCAATACTGTTGATGTTATAAACGCAAATACATCTGATACTATCGGCAATACATAAGTTGATATGAAATCAATAATATCACTGATAATCGGCATAAGCGCCGCTATTGCGTCCGCCGTGATTGATACGACATTTTTAATGAAATCAGCAATGCTTCCCACAATGTCCATCACTACCGGGGCGGCTGCCTGCACAAATGAAATTATGCCCGGTATAACTTGTGTGCCAATAATGGTGAAAATCTGCTCTGCAACTGGCACTACATTTTCAAGTAGAAATTGCACAACTGATTGCACGACTGAAACGACATTGCGCAGTATAGCAACCAGCTTGTCAAATACTGCCGCGCCCTTATCACCAAATATTTCTTGTATCTTGTTGCGGACTTCTCCAATATTTCCATCACTGAAAATGTTTTTAATGGTGTCGCCCACTGTTTTGACTGTTTCAACAATCTTGTCAAATACTGCCAGTGCTTCATCACCAAATGTATTTTGAATGAATGTGCGGACTTCCTGCAAGTGATCTTTCAACATCTTAAATGCAGTAATAACCGCCGTAATTATTCCCACAATCGGCAATACTTTTCCGGCAATACCTCCCAGCGGTCCCAGTGCCGTTTTTGCAAGGTTTCCAATCGGACCCAGTATTGTTTTTGCTGCGTTTCCAATCGGCGCAAGCAATTTCCCAGCCGTTCCCGCCGCTTTGCTTATTCCGCTTGTTATAAATGTACCTATGCGCCCCAGCGGACTATTTGCGATCACTCCGCCTATGTTGGACAGTATGCCGCCCAATCTTCCGCCTATGGCTTGAAATGGTGTTAGGATATAACCCAACATCTTTGACCCTGTGCCAGTCAATATTCCCGCTGCCCTGCTTGCAAGGCTGGAAATGCCGCCCGTTAATTGCGCACTAATATTCCCCAGAAATGCCCCCACCCTTGCAGTGATCGCATTTCCTTTGAATACTTCGCCAAATGCCTTGCCAACGCCGCCCATTGCGCCGCCAACATTTTTGAAATATGAAATCAGCCCTTTTCCTGCGCCGGACATTTTCTGTGCAAATGAAACGCTTGTTGCTGCATTTTCAATCATTCCGGCTCGCAGACTCACCAACTTTTGAATAACGCTGATAATTCCACTTTCACCCGTCAAGCCTGCAATTTTCAATCCCAAAAATCCCACGCGTGCCGTTGCTAACGCTGCAACAACCTTTGCAACTGTGGCAACAAGTTCTTTGTGTTCGGAAATGAAAGTTGCTGTTTTCTGAATGTATGGTGTGACTGCTCTAACAGTGTCGGTCAATGCCGGGGTCAATGCTTCGCCCAGCGCAAGTTGTACCGCTTCAATGGCGCTTTTGGCTTCTGTCATTGCGCCAGAAAAGTTGTCCATCATTGTCCGGTACATATCTTCTGCCGCACCGTCTGCGTCATTTAATTTGCTTGTTAATGTGTCCCAACTTCCCGCCGTTCCTGCTGCTGCGTCTGATACACTGTCAAGCAAATATGCAAATTGACTGTAATAGTTTGTTCCTGCAATAGCTTTCAATGAAGCGTCGCGCTCTGCGTCCGTCATTGTCACCATTTTTGCTTCAAGGTCTTTCAGTATGTCGCCCATATCACGGAATGACCCTGTTTGTTCGTCAAATGCAGAAACGCCCAGACTTGCCATTTCGGACAATGCCTTGTCGTTTGAAGTCATACGAACAAGGATTGAGTTCATGGCGGTTCCGGCTTGTGTGCCTTTTAGTCCGTTATTAGCGAATACAGAAAGCGCAGTTGAAAGACTTTCAAGCTCAATGCCGTTAGTCTTCGCAGCACCAGCGCACCCCTTTATTGCTTCCATCAAGTCACTTGATGTGGTGTTTGCAACATTGTTTGCTTTCGTTGTCACATTCAGATAATGCCGCAGATCGTCAACGGAAAGCCCCATTGCCGACATGCTATCTGTGACCAAATCAGTTGACGCGCCCAAATCAAGCCCGCTTATTTTGGCAGCCATCAACATATCATTCAAAGCGCCTATGCTCTGTTGACTATTCCAGCCCGCCAGTGACATATATTCAAGCGCTTGTGCGCTTTCTGTCGCTGTCGCCCATGTATTCTGTCCCGCTTCCTTTGCGGCGTTTTTAAGGGCTTCCAGTTCGTCCCCGGTTGCGTGCGTTATTCCGGCAACGGTTGACATTTCCGCTTCAAAATCTTGGTATGTCTTGATAGGTCCTGCATATACGGCAGCACCAACGGCAGCCATTACGCCAACAGTTCCCATTAGTTGTTGCTTTGTCTGCCCTATACTCTGGGAAATCTGCTGTTGCTGGTTGTCTAATCTTTGCAGCGTTTCTTGTGATCGCTTCAACTTATCATACGACTTTTGCAAGCGTTCATTCTCGCCAGTCAAGTTGTCCGTATTCACTCCGGCTGCTTTTAGTTCGTTTGTTAATTCATTTAATGATTTTTCTTGTTGTTCAATTTTGGCAGTGGTCTGCTGTATCTGGCTTTCGTTCTTTTCTAGCTTCTTGCGCAGTGCTTCCGTCGGCTCGCCGCTTTCGTTCAATTCCCGCTGCAAGCGGTCATGTTCTTGGTTCAGTGCTTCCAGTTTTGCTTTATTCTTATCAATCGCCGCCGACTGCTTGTTGTAGCCGTCAATCTTGGATTGTAGGGAATTGACATTTTTAAGACTGTTCTGCAACTGTTTCTGTGTAGTGATCGCCTGCTTGAATGTGTTTTTGAAATCACCGCCCAGACTTGCTTTCAGCTTGAAAAGCAGTTCATATTCTCTTTGTGACCCTGCCAACGGTTCCACCTCCCTACTTTCCAGCGTTCCTTCCCTGTTCTATGTCTTCCGCTTCCGCTTCATTTATGCTGTCAATCCAGCCGTATAATTCACGGATAGTCATTTTGAGGAAAAAGGGAATGGGCGTGTGAGAAGCCCTTGACATTTTATATATTTGTTTTCGCAAGTGGTTTGCCGGGCTTTTTAATTCAATAATAGTTCCGTCCGGCGCTTTCGCTTTCATCAGCCCATATTTACTAAAAAATTTCTTGCTTTCGTCTTGATCTGCATATAGTCACGCAACGGCAAGCGTCTAATCTCGTCAGCCGGGACTTTCGCAGCTCTCGCAGCAAGTGTTGACTGGAAAGCAGATGATATTTCGGGGGTTAACACATACTTGTTCTGGTCTTGTAGTTCCTCTTCCACTGCTTCTATGTCTTCCCCGGTCAAGCTCTCAAAATAAAACGTCAACTTCGTGTACTTTACGCCCTCGATCTCCACGGGTTTTGAAAATGTGTGTGTATAGTTTCCGGGCTTATTCTCTTCCTTCTTGTCCGCAAAATCTACAACGCCGCTTTTCTCCGCTTCCTTGATTTCCTCTGTTTCTGTGGTATTTGTTGTATCTGTCATTTTTCATTCCTCCAAATTTCTAAAAAATAGCAGCAGTCGCCAGCGGTTGTGTGCTGGTGATCTGCTGCCGTGTAGTGGTGTGGTGTGTATTACAATTTCCTTATCCCATAAGGTGTGACAATATTACTTGCCTAGCGCCTTTCTTACCTTTGCAAGATAATCAACGCCATTGATAACGCAAATGAAGTTCAGCGGGTCAATCTCTGTAACCTTCTTCCCGTCAAGATACATTGCGTAATAAGATGTTGCATACTCTCCGGACACATCCGCTGTTGAAGCCGCAGCAACCTTTCCCAAACTGGTTTTCTTTGGCTTTAACTTCAAGATGTGCTTTAAACCTGTCACATCCGTTTCAGATGTCCTCATGTCCATCTGCTGTTGTGCAACACGCAAATCAATCTTATGCACTCTCGGTTCAAGAAGTTTGACGGCTGCACTGCTAACGGTGCGGAAAGCAAGTGTTGTTGTCATTGCTTCAAGGTGTCCTGTTATGATTTCCTCAACATTTCCACCAATTCCAGCGCCGCTGATAGTCTCTGTCAAAAACTCCAAATCCGGCAGTGTGACTTCCGTTGTGCCGTAATACTCTGTTGCGTCTTCGTACACGGCATAGTTAACAACTAATTCATCAATCTTTGCCATTTCTTCTCTACCTCCTTACGCTGCCATTAAGTCCTGCAAGTATGAGAAATCATACTCAAGCACAAAGTCAAGGTCTTCCAATGGGCTTGGTGGTGTCATGTAGATGTGGAATTTAACCTTGCCTGCTGCAAGTGCAGTTGTGGTGTTCTCACTCTCTAACATTTCAACGCGTCCGCCCAAAATCTTTTCTTCTGCGGTCAAGCCGTTCAACCAGTCATTCACGCCCTGCAAAATAGCGTCAATCAAGCGACGGGTCAATTTGCGGTCAACATATGACCAATAAGACAAGATAACAGACTTTGCAACCCAGCGGAACATTCTATTGATACAATAGATGTAGTCTGTTGGGTCTGTATTAGCCGGATAACAAGCCGTGTAATTGCCCCAACTTACAAATCCATTGCTGAAATTAAGTGCTGTAATAACGCCGTTTTCATTCAAGAAATTAGCCTGCTGCAAATCCATGACAAGTTCTGTACCGTCTGCGATCACCATTCTGTCAGCCTGCAAACTCTTATTGCTTGCACTCTCGCAAGGTGTGCCGCCGCCCAGTGCTTCATCATTGTCAACTGCTGCCATGCTTCCGGCAAGCTGTGTTGAATAATTGAAAATCTTATCACCCAGCGCAACTTTCGGGAAACAAACTAATTCCATTGACTTCATGAAGTTCTTTGACTTCTTCCATGCTGGTACTTCTGTGTAGTATGTAGCGCCTGTTGTTGCTGTGGTGTCAACATCAAGGATTGCTACACCCTCAAAAAGTCCGTTGATGTTTTCAGCCTTTGCCGCCATAACTGCCGCAACCTCGCTATTATGTGACCAATTCGGACACAAAATAATATCCGGCGCCATTGTATAAAGCGGAAATACACTGTCAATCAGTTCAAGTCCTGTGGACTTCTTTGTTGTGGTGTTAAAACCTCCGATAATGTCACTTGCCGTGATCTGTGTGGGGTCAACTTTGTTATACTTAACATTTGCTGCCGCCGTTCTCGGTGTCGAAAACTCAATAATGCAGTTTGTGTCACTGTAAAATACTTCGTAATCTTCCCCGGCAACAAGTGCGCTTTCTGCTTCTGCGGAAGCCTTAACAACAACGCTGTCCGCTATTGCTTCAAGCGGCAACTTGATCTGATTATCAACGGGCGTAATGTCCGCCGCTGCAACCTCTGCTTTGTGCTTTGTAGGGTCAAGCACATTGACCAAAAAGACGGGTCCAATCTCATACAACTTAAATGCCGTGTAGATTTCCTCGCAAAGCCCGTACTTCTCCCAGTCGTCAGAATAACCCAACGCTGCAACTGCTTCTGCGTAACTCTGCGCCATGATAACTTCATTCACCTTGCCTGCTACCGACTGCACCGGGGCAGCGCCTACAACAAAATGAATGCCAGACGCGGCAACGACGGGTGTTGAAACACTGCTTGCCTGCTTGTTTGCTTCTACTCCGTGTGATACTGCCATTCTTTTAATCCTCCTTTTCTATACTGGCGCTGGCAGCAGATACAATGTCAGAATAATATTTATTCAAAACATTTCCTGCGGTTCGCACCTTGTCTTTTTTTTCTGCCAACTCGCTAACCGGAACAAGCATTTTTTCAACAAGCGGGAATTTCTCAATCACGGGCTGCAAATGCGCCTTGATCTCCTTTTCCGTGCCGTCAAAAATACTGTTCTTTTTCAGCGCTGCTTTCGGCAATGTTGGTCCGATATAGATTAGCTTCACGGCTTCTGCTTTTGTTGCTGCTTTCTCCGTTCCCGCTGCACTATCCGTTGTCTTTGTTACTTCCTCGGTCTTCTCAACCGGGTTTTCTTTCACATCTGTACTTGCTATGGTGTTCTTTTTTATTGCCATGCTTTTTGTACCTCTCTTTCAATGGTTGGTATTGTCCAGTTCGTCATAATCTCACCCAGATAATATGGCGGCTCTGTATCTTGATATATGATGTATTCAAGCGGATATTGTAAACAAAATCTTCCGCCGATAATGTGTTGTTTTTCCAGCCGTTCCCTTATTCGCATAATAAGGTTAAGCAGTGCAAGCGGTCCTTGCTCTCCGTCCGGGGAATAAGTGACAATAATAATTCGCACTTTGACTTCGCTTGACTTTGGCTGGTTCGCTTCCTTCTCGTCAGCGCCAGTCACGACCTTTAACAAGATATATGGTATCTGCTGTTGTGTGTCGTCCTTCTGGGGCAAGCCCATTTTATAAACTTTTGCTGCCCGTTCTTTCTCCGTCGGTGTACCCGTCCGCACTCTACATTCAAGCAATATGTCTTCTGTATTCTCTGCAATAAACTTTTGCAGATCATCAAGTAAAATAATCGGTGTCATGCTTACCCTCCATATCCATTCAATATATGGTCAATTTCATGTTTCAAGCGTTCGTCAACCTTTTCTTGCGCTTCCTCTGTCAGTTTGTCAATGATATTTTCCCGCTGCACCATCTGCGCTGCGGACAGTCCCATTTTTTCTTCAATGGGAAATCGCTTTGATGTTACGCGCTCAAATATCCCGGTGTGTCCGTTTGACATCCTCGCAATAAAAGCGTCGTCAAAAACAGCGCCGCCGCCCTGCAACACTCCCGCTTTCACCTTTTGACCCGTTCTAGGCTCTTTCGGTGATACATTGAATTTATACAGTGGTATCTTAACACCAGAAAATGAAATGTACCCGGCAAGGTTTCCCGTGCTGGCTTTTTCCACTCTCGTTTTTGTCGCTGCGTCAAGATCGCCTTGTTTAACCGCATATACTTGTTTGACTTGCTTAAATGCCTGTGTTTTCGTGTGGCTCAATCCTCTGTTTATCGCATTAGAAAAAGCCCGTTCCGCACCCTTTGGAACGCCTGCCAGCAATGTTTCTACTCGTTCTATGGTGTCAGATGTAATTTCAATCATTCGTCCAACAACTCCAATTCAAGTATAATTTCCCCGTCTTCACAATCTGCTTTTTCAATTCTGTATAAATTGACTGCGCCCGCTTCTTCAATCTCAATATTGCGGTCTTTCTTTGGCACAAATCCCAAATCACACAAAGCGATATACACCAGACAATTTGCCCGGTATATACCCTCTGCATGGTCATTGTCTTTCTTGTTCCGGTCTTCCGCCCCGGTATGGTCAATGACTGCCGGGACAGTGTACGGATTTTCAAGATACCAGATGTTTGTTATATGTGCCATTTCAGCCGGATTGTGAAATACTTTCATATCACTAACAAGCTGCGCTTTGAAGTCCATTAGATAGGTGTTGCGATAAACCAGCTGTCAACATCATGTGGAACACAAAGCGGCGCAGACGAAAGGTTGAGAAATCTTCTTGCTGGCTTGCGCTTTGTCCATGTGTCCGGTACAAGTTTACCTTCGACAGTGCGGAAATTGCCGTTAGGTTCGTCAATCAGATTGATCGCACCGTAATACATAGAATAGTTCGCATTTGTTGAAAGCAATGCAAGCTGGTTGTCTGGTACAAGTGGCTTTTCCACTGGGTTCTCTTCGTCTGTCCAGTCGTCAAGATACCACTCATTGTATGTGTATATATCCATACCCAGTTCGTGAATGGTTCCAATGTATGTCACGCCGTTTGGCAACTGTCGGGGCTGGATAACAGCAAGATTGAAATTCTTTACATCAAGCACTTTCTGCACCTTCTCGTTGTTCAAAAATGCGTCCACTACATCTGAACCCATAACACAAACATTGCAGTTAATAAAGCCGGACTTCTGCACTGCCTTGTGCCAACGCTTCAAGTCTGCTATGGGGTCACTTGCGGCGTTTGTCCACTTCTTGTTTGCTGTTGTGATCACTTCTTTGTTTGTGAAGCCAAAAGAAATGATTTCATTCACGCCCTCGCCAATAACGGGTATTTCACCCGTGAAAATGGTCTGTGCGCACATAAGCTCTTCACGGCGGGTGATCTGCTCGCGCAGTTCAATGAAATCCTCCGCCATCTTCTCAACTGCTCTTTGTGCCGGAGTCTTCCCGGAATACATCTGCTCACCCGGTCTGCGATCTAACAGATCATCAATAGTTGTCACCTTCTCCGGTGCAACAAGGGGTGGTGTATATGTCTTTGTCTCGTACCCGGTGTTTGGTACGACTTTTCCGCCAATAACACGGGAAACAAAAGGCGCAACTTTCCGGCTGCCCTTTCTGAAATCAACATCAACACTCTTTGTCACAAAAGTTTCTTCGTGGTTAAAAAATGTTGTTCTAAAAAATGTACGCACGGGCGGCAGCTTCTGCACAACTCTTCCCATTGTACGGGCTTCGTAAATTGATACTTCGTTAGCCATGATCTTATAACCTCCTATTCTACTTCAAGAAAATTGATAACTTGCGCAGTGCTGTTTTAAGTTCTGCGCCGTCAACTCCTGCCGGAATGTTCACTGCGTCTGCAAAATATTCACCTGTCATGTAGTACACAACGGGATCATCTTTTGCGGCTGCTTCTGCTGATATTCCGATAACCTTCGATACTGTCTCTGTTGTGATCGGCACAATAGCACCGTCGTCATCAAATGCAATCGGCGTATGCTCTGCGATTGCTGCGCCTGCCGTTCCTGTTTCCGGAACAATAGGGAAATCGCCCGCAAAGAAATTCTTCGGCTCTGTACTTCTTGTTTCTACTGCATATTTTGACATTGCTTTATACCTCCTTAATCAAATTTTAACGCGTCAATGGCTGCGTCAAATGGGTTAACATCATTCACGCCATCTTCACTTGCTACGCCTGCAACATCATTCACGCCGCTTGCGTCTGCGTCCTCATTGCGGTTGTTGATGTACTGCCCGCCCTGCTTCCGCTGTGCTGCAATGATCTTCATTGCTGTTTGCTCTGCCGTGATAGGCTCGTTGTACTTTGCGTCAGAAACAATGTCAGCGTATGCGTCGCCCGCCATATCCTCAATGGCTTTTATTCGGTTCCGTTCTGCTGCTGTTGCTTCATCCTTGATTGCTGCGCACAAATCCGGGTATGCGGCTTTAAGTGCGTCAACCGTTTTGATCTCGTTTTCAACTGCTGCCATGCTTTCTTCCTCCTTTTTCTCATCTTCTGGCTTGTTAGCTGTTGCACTATTATTTATCAAACTACCCGGATTTGAATTTTTCGGGCTGTTCAATAACGCTTTTGGGACCGTCTTATAAAATGACAAGTCAATCGGTGTGGAATTTACCACTATTTTTGAAGCATTTTCCACAACGGTTGTGCTTTCTTCAAACATCAATTCATCACAAAAGCCGTTTTCAACCGCTGTGTCACCCGTCCACCATGTTTCAGCGGACATCAACTGTTCTATGTCTTCCGGGGTGCGCCCGGTCTTCATAGCGTATGTATTGACTATGCTTTGCTTTATTACCTTCAATTCATCAGCCATTTTTTCAAAGTCTTCTGCTTTGAATGTGTCCCAGACTGTCATTGCCGGGTCATGTATCATGAACACGCCGTTTTTTGCGATCTTGATACTGTCACCAGCCATTGCAATAATGGTTGCGGCAGACGCAGCCCAGCCGTCAATTTTAACAGTGACTTTTGCTGAATGGTCTTTTAACCGTGTAAAGATCGCATTTGCTGCGAACACATCACCGCCGCCGCTGTTAATGCGCACAACGATTTCCGGCACATCCTCACCCAGCGCCGCAAGTTCTCTGTTGAATTGCTGTGGGGTCACTCTGTCTTCCCACCAACTCTGTTGACTGCTTATGGGTCCATACAATAACAATTCCGGGGGTGTGCTGTCTGTTGCTGGTATAAAGTCCCAGAATTTGTTGTTTTCTGCGCCGTATGGATTGCCGCCCCTACTCTGTGGCGGTTGCGTTATTGCTTCCCGCTGCTGCTGGGTTTGCATTTGGCTGTCTTGGTTGTTTATCTTTGCCAACTCTCTTCACCTCACTTAATAGCTTTTCTTCATGTTTTAATTGATCGGCGTTTGTGAAAAAGTCACCGCCCGTCATTTCCATTGTTTCACTGCTTCTTGTCGAAAATCCGTTTGCAACTCTCTTTTCGGCTGCGTTTACTTCTTTCAACGGGTCAAGTATTCCTTTTGCGGGTCCGTTCCACTCCGCACGGCAATATGCCTTTTTTATTAGCGGGTCAGTGAAAAAGCCCGGTGCTTCAATGCGCCCCTTTGCCACTGCTTCCGTCAACCATTCTTCATATACTGGCTGGCAGAAGTCAGTTGAAAGCCATTCTCTATACATCCGGAACATTTTCCATGCTTCTTCTAACGCCCCCTTGCTTGCTGTATATGAAGAATTAAAGCATTTCATAAGCAATTCATACGGAATTTCAAGCGAAGCCCCTATTTGCTTGCATACGGCTTCAATGAACATTGCAAAATTGCTGTTCGGTCTGCCGGGGTTCGTGTCATGTATCTTCTCGCCGGGGTTTAAGTCCATAACCGCACCCGGTCCCAGTTCGAGACTTGTTTCGTCCGCAGCGTCAACCTGTTCTTCTTCCGGTATCATTGAACCTATTGCGTCTTCACTGCTTGCGTCTTCTTTTTCAATGAACACCGTAAACAATCCAGACACAACCGCTGCAATAAGTTCTGCGTCTGTATATCTTCCCAGTTGTTTCAAACTCTCAATAACTGGGGCAAGGAACGGAACGCCCCTGCGCTGTCCTATTCTCTCCCGTACCATGACATGAAGCACATTTCTTCTTCCAGTCTTCTGCCCGTACGCTTCAACCCTTGTCCATTTCTGTTCTGTGACTTCATAGGACAATGGATGTTGATTTGAAATGTGGTATGCGATCACTTCACCGTCTTTATCAACTTCAACACCTCCGACAATTTTATTGTCGTATGTATCGCAATAATCGGGACTTGAAAGCCTGTCAGCTTCTACCAGCTGCACACGCAAGTCATACGGCTGGTTTAATCTCGGCTTGACCGGAAGCACTGCCAGACAATCCCCGGACATTAGCCAATTCAAAAACGCCAGCTGTTGCAGTTCATAAAATGTATCAATTCTTTCAATGTCGCAATCCGGACAATCAGCCCACAACGCCCATTCCCGTTCAATCTGTTTTTCAAGTTTCTTTGCTTGTGCGCTTGTCAGTCCCACAACTTCCCTGTCAATAGTGGGTTTTAAGTGTAAACCACGCCCCACAACATTTGTGCGCATGGTCTTAATTGCGCCGTTTGCTATGGGTACACCCATGTATAAATCACGGGAACGCTGGCGCAATATCGCCAAATTGTCTTCTATGTCCTCCCGGTGCGACCCTCCGGCATACATCCAGCCCGTAAGTGCTTTTTTTGTGGTGTTTGCGCCATAATTGCCGTAGCCACTGTTTAATATTTGGATTTTTTGACGCGCTGCAACCCTCTTCAATGCGGTTTCCGGCGCAAATGTGGCAATAGCCTTGTCAATTACTGTTGCAATGCTCACTTTTCCACCTCCGGTTTATCGCAACAAAAAAGCACCTTTTCCGGTGCTTTTTGTTCTTGCCTATTTATTCATGTTACAATTTTATATGGTTTTTCGGGGAAATGGGGGGAAATAAACCGCCAAAACGGGAAATCACGGGAAATGTTTTGTCATAAATCGCGCGGCACGGCTCTTTTTGCCCTATTCCTGCCGCCGTATTTCTGTATGTTTTCCAGTTCTGCAACTTTATTATTCCAATAATCAATGGTTTTTCTGATCTCTTCCAGATCGGCTTTTGTCATAACACGGCTGCCAATCGTGTAAGACTGCGCATTTGTCACCGCAATTTCTGCTTCAAGCCATGCGTCAAGATGTTTTTTTGCTACTTCAAGCGTAATTCCTGCCATTTAGCTTATACCTCCATTTCTTCTTCTTCTGGTTCTCTTTTTTTGTGTCTTTGTCCCGCTGCCCTCTTCCGGTTTCTTCAATGGCAAGCCGGAAATTTCTATTGCTGCCGTGGCGTAGTTTCGGCAGTCCAACGGCTCATTTCTTTTGTGTTCCCCCTTGTCTTTCGGTTCCCACGCAAAATACGGTCTTCCCATTTTGTAGCGCATAACTTTCTTTTCGGAAGTTAAACCCTTAAAATACTTTTCCCCGTATCCTTTGCCCTCGTCAAGCGGGAAATGACAAAATCCCGGTCCCGGCGTTTCCACTTTTAGTCTGTCCATTAGCCAACTTTTCCCGGTGTCAACTCCCAGCGTGAACAAGTATGCTTTTTCCCTGTTGTTCTTTGTCGGTCTTTGTATGTAGGCGGCTGCACTGTTGCTTCCTCCCCTTATAGCAAATACACGACGATTGAAACGGGCTTTGCAGAATTTATATACTTGATTTGCTCTATGCCCTCCACTATCCATACATGTTACTATTATTTTTAACTTTGTCCCGTCTGCTTTTTCAAAACTCTGTAACAAAAAGTTGTCCAGATCATCCCATACGGGGTCAAGTAAATTGCCAGTATCGCCGTATAGAATTGAATATTGTATGCCCCAGCTTTCGTATTCCGGACCCCAGCCCACAACTTCAATTTCAAAACGATCATCTTGTGTGTCAATTCCCGCTGTCAGATACAGTACATCTTCCGGTACTTCGCAATTATATGTTTCACGGCGTTTAAGCAGTTCGTCTTCCTCTATTTGTTCCCCGTCTTCTTCCCATGTCTGCCCCATTTCGGTATTTGTCCATACCTTCATCAATTCAACATTGCCTTTTTTCACGGCTTCGTTAGCGTCAAGAAACTTCTCCACTACCTCTTGCCATGTTGTCAGTGTACTTGCAAGTGTGTTCAAATGAAAGCCTTTTACTGCATTGTTTGGCTTTTCGTGAATAAATTTTCCTTCACAAAACTTTTCCTTCCATTCTGCTTCACTGGATATTGTGCCGCACTTCTCGCATACATAGTTTATTTCTGTCAAATCCTCTTTGTCAAAAATCACATTGCCCCATATAAGCGGTTGCAGTGCGCCGCAGCTGGGGCATGGTGTGTTCCATTCACCCTTGCTGCTGTGTTCATACTCCATTTCAATTCTGGAAGCGCCTTTGATCGTCGGCGTGGAAATGCTCACTTGCTTTTTGTTCCAGAATGTTGTTTGTCTCTTTGTGGCAAGCATTAGCGGGTCCCCCTCGCTTCCGGCGCTGGCTGGGTATCCGTCTATTTCGTCAGCAAGCAATATTCTTACTGTATGACTTCTTAATCCTGTTGGACTGTTCGCCCCTGCGATCGTGATAAATCCACCGGGGAAAATCTTTTGCATTATCGTATTCCCGCTGTTTCGTGACTTCTCATTGATACGATTTGCAATAACTGGCGTGTCTCTTATCATGGGTGATAGTTTTTCTTTTGAAAACTTTTCTGCCATGTCGATTGTGGGTTGTATAACCATAATCGGTGACGGGTCATAATGTACATAATATCCAATAGGGTTCAGCACCATTGCATCAGTCTTTCCGACCTGCGCCGCCGACATGATAACAACTTTTCTGATAGAAATATCTGTTATTGCGTCCATTATCTCTTTTTGATACGGCGCTTTTGATGTTCGCCAGCGTCCCGGCTCTGCGGAAGATCCCGCGGACAGTCTGCGGAATGTGTCCGCCCATTCTGAAAGTGTCAAATCTGGCGGCGGTTTTAGTACGGCAAATATTTTTCTGAATAGCTTTTTAGTCTTCGCTTCCATCTTCCGTCACATCCTCAAACACTTTATCAAAGTCCGCCAATTCTTCCAGCGCTTCATCAATGGCGGCTTTTAATATGTTGAATATCTCCGCTTTGTCCTTCTTCTTTGAAAGTATAGGACTTAATTTTGCGGGTATAGCCATTAAGCGTGTACGGAAATTCACAAGCGTGTCAGTCATTACTTTTTCAACATCTTCGGCGCTGTGAAGTTCCTTTTTTCGCAGTTGCAATTCCAGTTCTTGCCCCTCTCGTTTTGCTCTCACCAGCTTTGCCCGTTCCGTGTTATAGTCCACATTTGCTTCCGTCGGGCTGTTATTCCGCAGATAGTTGATGTATTCATGTGTCACATTTTGCAGACTATACAACCCCGGCTTGTATTCAGTTATGATTTTCTCTTTGCGCAGCTGGCGCACTCTGCTTTCTGTCAAATCAAGCCACGCTGCCACCGCCTTTGTTGTGTATAGCTTCAAAAATACACCCCCCTATTTTTATTTTCTGGGATTTTGCGAAAGTGAAAATTTCAATTTCATATCTAGGCAAGCGCCGGGCGTCGCCGTACCCGCACCCGGTTCGTATCGCTGAAAGAACCTATTCCGGCAAGTCTTCAATGCCTGCAATCAAGGTGTTTTCTTCTCCCAGTCCGTCAACTTCAATCTCGCCTGTTAGCTTCTGCCTTGTCAGTTCCAGCCTGCGTTCCTCTAACTGCAAGCGTCTGTCTTCCATTTCATAAGCCTTTATGCTATCCAGCTGCTTGATGATACGCCCGTGTAGTTTGTTTAGTTCTGCTTCAACCTTCATGGCACGATCAAAAGGACTTGACTTGATGATTGATTTCATTGCTGTTTTGAATTGCTCTGTGCTTCCTGTTGTGGCTTCTGGGTCTGCCGCTTCCCCTGTCTCAATACCCGTGTCCATTTCCGCTTGAATGTCTTCTGTACTCTTTGGCACTATCATATGCACTATTTTATCCGTGTAGAATTGCTGTGCTTGTTCCGGCGCTTCATACTCTGCCAGCAAACTTTCAAGATATGCTTTGCGGACATATAGGGCTTGCAGCTCTTCCATCATCCGTGGCAGCGCTTCTTTCGTCAACGCCGCTTTGATCTCCTGCGCTTTATCCGGGGGCAAGTCTTCAATGTCAGCCTGTGCAAACGCCCCATGTGTCACGGCGTTTTTGTTGCCGTTCTTTTTTGGCGTTTTTCCGGCGGCGTTTTTATTGCCTTTTTGTCCACCCCGTTTCTTTGGTTTGTTCTTCAACGCTTCGTCCCACTTGTCTTCTGATTTCCATTTTCTTATGCGGCTTTCTGGCACGCCTGCAATCTTTGCCAGTTCTGCCGTTGTAGCCTTTCCGTCACTGTCAATATATCGTTTCTTTGAAGCGTCGCGCTGTGGGTTTCTCGGTCTTCCCATGCTTCCACCCCTTTCGTTTGTTTTCATTTTTTACAATCTGCCGTATTCCGTAAGTATATAAATTATAGGACTTTGAAAATTTGCTATAAACACATCAAAGCCCAGTCCAAAAACACGCATTTTAGAGGGGATTTCTCCCCTTTTTAGTATAACAAAATAATGCGTGCAATGGCGGGCAATATTCCCACTATTTCAACCTTTGAAAATGCGCAATATCTGCGTTTTTATCAAATCTTTCAGCAAGTTTCTTCACTGCTTCGTCTCGGATGTTCTTGCACTGTCGGTCTGAATAGTGTATGCGTTCCGCTACTTGTTCCCATTTCATCCCGTATATGTAATAGTCAAAAATCACGGTCTTTTCTTTCAATTTTAGCCTTGATACTTCTTGCAGTATTTGGCTTTTCAATCTTTGCAGACTTTCAATGCGTTCTTTGTAGCGCCTTATGTCTTCGCGCACATAGTCTGGAATTATCATTGCTCTTTCTTCCACAACATTTGATATGTGGTTTTTGCCGTGCGGCTGTCCGTCGCTAACAATCGCCCCCATTGTGTTGTAATACTGATTTTCGTAATCGTTCAAGGTGCGGCGGAATAAGTTAATTTCCCCGTCAATTTCCTTGTAGAAATCCAGTATTTCAATTACACTTTGTTTGTCCATGTGTTAACCTCCTGCATTTTTCTGAATTTACTTTCAATGGTCTTTTTGTTGTATCTGCAACCGTAGCTGTCTTTTTCGTCGTTGTATGCTTCTTCTTCGCTTATGCCAATTTCGCAATATGTTTCTGTTTCAAGCCCATTGAAAAATACTTTTATATGATCGCAGTTTTCACATCTCAATAAACAAGCCCCCTTATGCTTCAACTTTTGTTTCAATGTTGAAATCTTCCATGATCTGTTTGATTGCATTTATGATTGTTGACTTTTGCGTTTTCTCCCAGCCTTCGGGGAAATCTCGCAAAGCGTCTTTCATTTCTTCCAGCTCGCTTTCTGCTTTTTCCAGCGTTTCTTTTGCAGTTTGAAGTTCTGTCATTGCATTAAAATGCTCAATTTCTGCGTCGTTCCTTTCCTTTTTCAACTTCTCGATGGTCTTTTCGCACTCTTCTATGGTCTTTTCACGCTTGTTCAATTCCTGTTCTTTCTCTTTGGCTCTCCGCTTCCACTCGTCAGCTTCTATCAATGCAACTTCCTTTTTCTCCCGTTCGTTCTTCAGCTCTTTTGTGTTTCTTGTTTCCATACTGTCAATTCTTTCTTTCAATCTTCTGTTTTCTTCCAGCGTGTCAACAAGATATGATTTTACATTGTCAACGCTAATATATTCTTTTAGCCCCATGATCTCCGCCGCAGACTCTCCGCCGTTGTATTCCGGTGACAACTTGTGCCACTCTTCTTTCTTTTCTTTTTTGAAAAATTCAAACACTTTTCATTCCTCCTTTTATGCGGTTTCGTTCAAAATAATTTTTCTGAATATACTTTCAAATATAGGAACCGCAATACTATTTCCCGCTTGCTTATATAACGCCATGTAATAGCGCCCGCAGCGCTGCTGTACTTCCTTTGCTCTTCTGTAATCTTCATCAGTGTACCCCTGCAAGCGCCAGCACTCCAATTCTGTTAAATATCTATATCGCCCATTGCCGCAGTCAATCACTTGCGCTGGTGTCCTGTCCTGCCGTGTTGTTATTGTATATGCAAAATCTTTGATAACTGTTGCCCGTTTTATGCCCTTGCACCCTATAACATTGTAAACGCTTGGTTGCGTTACATCATAGACGGGCGGCACTGTTTTATTATCCAAAAGAAATTGTGATATGTCTTTCATAGGTGTTGTTATTAGATCATCAAAACAAAATTGTTCACCGTCCAATATTGATATTGTGAAAACTCTTTCACGCGCTTGTGGCAATCCAAAGTTTCTTGCGTCAAGTGTTTTATAAGAGTTTGAATAGCCCAGTGCTTCCATTTCCCGCAAATATCTTTCAAAATTCGCCCGCATATGCTTTGATAATACATTCTTTACATTTTCCCATATTACAAAGCGTGGTTTCCATTCTCCCATGTTCTGTATAATGTGTATTGTTTCCCACATTAGACTTGATCTTGTTTCACTTCCTTTGTCTGCGCCCTTTTGGTGTCCGGCAATGCTGAAATCTTGGCACGGACTGCCATGTATTAAAATATCCGGCTTCAAGTTCCAGCCCACAACGCTTTGTGTTTTGTATGGCAATTCTTCCGCAAACATTGCGTTATATGTGCGCACTGCTTTTTCGTCAATTTCCACATAGTCAATGGCTTTTGTTGGAATGTTCAAATTTCGTAATGCGCACCGTGGTGACCCTATACCGCCAAACAATTCTAATATTTGCACCATTTATCAATCACGCCCCCTGCTGTAATGTCGGTTGGTCTGCATACGCAGCTGCCATTTCTGCCACTGCTTCAAGTGGTGTATAGCTCATAAGGTCAAAACCAACTATGCAATAATTATCATCAAGCCCCGTGTAATCTTCCCAGATGTAAGATACTTTTATTTCTATTGTTCGCCCTGTTGCCCTGCCGTTTGTATATTCCGGCAATGTCAATTCTTCGCCCAGCTTGTAGCCGTCTTTTTTAAGCAATAGAAATGTCAGTGCGCCGCTTGTAATCTCTTCATATCTGCTGCCCGGCAGCCTTATTTCTTCATGCGGCTTCTCTGTGGGTCCCGCTGCCATCTTCTCTTCATGTTGCTGCTCTCGCAGCTTCTTTCTTGTTTCAGCGTCAATCTTCGCTTGCTCTTCGTTGTACCTCTGTTCATCTGTCTTGTATGCTTCTTTCTTGTCAATATAAGCATTGCAGCTTGTCACTGTTGATTTCTTATCATTGCAAGTCTCATACTTCGTGCAGCTGTAACAAAGTGATGTGATTGTTTCCGGTTGCGGGTCAATGTATTCCGGTGTTGTGTCGGCTTCTTCTTCCTGTCCCGCTGCCACGGACTCTTCTTTGTTTTGCTCTTCTTCGTATTCATCAATGCTCTGTTGTCCCGGTATCTGTTCAGCTGCTTCCTGCTGCTTCTTTAATGTCTTAATATCCGGAAGTGTCAATGCTTCATGGTCTTTGTATATCTGCAATGCCCGCAGCTGCCATTCTTCCTTCATGCCGGAAACTTCATACACTATTGATACGCCAATATTTCCCGCCTTAAACTCCGCCATCATTTCCGGTGTCAAGTTGTTGTTAATTGCCTTATATCTCCCCAGTTGTGCGGGTGATGTGTCAACAATTTCTGAAAGCAGATCACGGGTGCGCCCCGGTATGTCCATTTGCTCTTTCAGTTCCAGCACCAGTTTTTCAGTTTCCAGCGCTTCCGTCATTTTCTCCCAGTCCGTTTTCTCTCTAAATCTATTTGTCATTATCAATGCCAGTCTGTCAATGATTGCGTCCCTTGTCGGCTTTACCATGATCGGCACATATCGAAAGCGCTCTTTGCCTTCGTCAACCAGTTGCATAATTGCAAGCCGTCTTCTATGTCCGGCAATAATGCGGCGCTTGCCGTTTTCCTCGCTTGTCACAAGCAGCGGTTGAAGTATTCCCAAAAGTTCAATGGACTGTTTCAAGTCCTCCACGCTATCTGTTGAATAGAAATTGTCTTTTGACGGTATCAGATCATATATATCTGCTGTGGCTGTCACCGCTTCCGTTGTCGTTTCCTTTTCCTCTGCTGCCGTGTCAACTGCTGCCACTTCCTTTGATCTCGCATTTAATAACTGCGTTAAATTGAATTTGCTATTGCTTGCCATGCCTTATTCCTCCCATCTTCAATGTGTCCAATTCGGTCACATCTTGTCCAAATACTCTTCAACAAGTGCCTTGTAATCATAAGCCGCACCACATCTGCTTGAATATTCTAAAATCGGTTTTCTTGCAAATGTGCTGGGCTTCATTTTCGGTGTCTTCCGGATGTGTGTTGAAAACAACGGATATTCCAACGACTTCAAAAACTCTTCGCCCTGCGTGTCTGCTTCATTTGTGCGGTCATATTGCGTCACGAAACATCCGCACAAGCGCAATTCGGGGTTCAAGTCTTCATGCGTGTTGTCAATCTGTTCTTTCAACTCCGCCAGCCCGTCAATTGAAAAATCATCAATGGTAAGCGGGATAATAACATCATTTGACGCAACCAGTGCATTGATTGTTGAAATGTTAATGTCCGGCGCATTGTCAATGATTGTGAAATCATACTCGGACTTTATGCCGTCAAGAAACTTCTTGAAACGGGTTTGCTGCGGTCTTGACTGGTCAAGCATTACTTGCAGATTTGCCGTTAATAAATTCATATTTGCTGTGATAATGTCCAGCCCGTCATAATCTGTGTGCTGGATAACTTCTGCGGGGTCAATTCCCCTTTCTGTCATGATCTCCGCCGTTCCCTTGCCATTGTAGCTGTGGCGGTTCATAATCTTGCTGGCGTTCCCCTGCTTGTCATTGTCAATCAATAACACCTTGCAGCCGTGGACTGTTGCCAGAATGTGCGCCATATTGACGCTTGAAATGGTCTTTGCCACTCCACCTTTTAAGTTCATAACTGATATTGTTTTCATGTGTGCGCCCTCCTTGTATCTGGTTTTTATATTCTCGCCCCGGTTCCCAGCCGGGGCGGTTGTTGTCTCAATGATATGATGATAAAAATATTGTGTCTGAAAAGCCGTTCATGTACTGCCAGTGTGCCATTGTCGTTTTGGTGTCCTCTGTCACCTTATGTCATTGCCTTTTTTCCTCCCTCATACGCTGGCGCATTTCCTGTCTTGCTTCTTCCACGCACCTTTTCAAACTGTTAATGTTCCGGATGTTCTGCCGGACCCCGTTTTGCTGTGCCTGCTGCTTCTGCTTTTCCTGTGCCCTTCTTGCGATCAATTCTTTTCCGCTGTAATGCTTTCCCATGTTTTAACCTCCTAGAAATATTTCTTGCCGTATCTTGCGCCCCTTGCGGCTCTCATTCTCCGGCGCTGGCGTTTCTCCTGCTGTGCGTCTTCTGCCCTCTTAATCTCTTTCTTGACTTGTTCCGGGTCAATGTTGTTTTCTTCTTCCTGCACAACCTCCAACACTTCCACATCTTCTTCATTGAAAGTGTATGTCATACCCGGTTCGTATGTTTCAGCATCCCAGTCCTTGCAGAATTTTTCAAAGTTGTTCTTGTATCTGTTCAGCTTGTCCGGGTGGTACTGTTCTGCTTCATACATTGCGCATTTTACTGTTTCATCATCCTTTGTCTGCCAGTTGTATAAATGCCAGTTTTCGTGATTGTCCCAGTTCCACTTTGACAAATACACTGTCAAGCCGTCAAAATATTGATAACTGCGCACTATTGATTTTATTTCGTTCTTTGAATAGCCTTGTCCTTTTGCAATCTGAAATACTTCATCATAGGTCTTGGCTGTGTGCAGCTTCGCCAGCACCACTTCCGGTTTGTACTGCGGTTGCGTTTTTTCTCTTCTTTTCATTTCGTCTTTCCTCCAATCTATGTTTCAAGCGCAAAATGCCTTCTGTTGATTTCTTAATGTTCCTGTCATTGTTCGCAGTGATCGACATAAAATCTTCAATGTCATTTATCAAATTCAAGGTGTCTTGCATTTGCTCTTTCACGCCTTCTGCTTCCTGCGGCGTTGTCACCTTGTATTTGCCCCAACAGTCCCGGCATACTTGCGCACCTTCTGGGATCGCCGCACCGCAGATCAAGCAGCGTTCAACATCATTCATTTTCTCTTCCTCCATTTGCTCTTTCAATGTCAAAACCTTCCGGGTATCTCTTTTTTAATTTCTCAATATTTTGTTCCATTACCTCTTCCATATCCCAGTTAAACGCTTCACATAGCATGGCGCAATACCAAAGAATGTCGCCCAGTTCTTTACACAATTCTTTTTGGTCAAGCGGCTTCTGGTGGAATATCCATTTTTTAATTATGTCGTTAAGTTCTCCCGTTTCTCCGGATAAACCTAAACACGCATTTAATATTCCCCCAAAATCCATGCCGTTCTTGCTCACTATCACTTGACTTGCTTTGAGTGTCAATCTGTCTGTTGCCTTTTTGTCATTCGTTCTCATTGCTAATTGCTGATATTCATTTGCTTTCATGCCTTATCTCCTTTTCTTCGCCCTGTTTCTTCTTCTATCTCCAAATAGTGTGCTATTGTGTCCATTGCTTCATCTGCACCATAACAAACAGCCGTCTTGTAGTCCTGCGCTGCAAGTTGTGCCAGCCACCATTCTTGTAATTCAGTCGTTTTGTTCTTGCTGTACTTTAATTCAATATAAAGTCCGTGATAACTGCCGTGTGGTACTGGCAAACATAAGTCTGGCACGCCTGCTTTCACGCCCTGCGCTTTTAGGTTCTGCGCTTCAATCCTGTTTCTGCTGCCGCCATTCGGAACATGAAAAAGCAACTTTAATTCCGGGTATTTTATGCTATACGCCTTTGACCAATTCACAACTCGCACTTGTTCCGTTGCTTCGCTTCTCTTTCTGTTTGTCGCACTCATTCCGGCTTTCCTCCGTCACTCTTTGAATTTCTCGTGTATTATAGGGCAACTTGCTTTGCTTTTCGTTTCGCACTCGCAGTCGTCATTTTCCCATTCGCTGTGTTCGCAGTCGTGGCAATATTGTTCCCACAACCAGTCTTCCACTTCTTCTTCCGACCATTCATTTTCACCCGCCCAGTCGCAGTATGTGTTGACTATTTTGTTGCAGATCATACAAGTTTTGGTTGTTATGAAGTCACCGTTATATTTCCCGGAAAAATAATGGTATCTTTCACCGGGGTTTATTGTTAACCCGCACAAATCACATGTGTGTTTCTTCCTCGCCTTTGGCATTGTGGATGTGTAGCACTCCAACATGGTTTCACCCTCTTTCGTCAAGGTATGTTGCCGCCATATCCGCTATGTGAAGCATTGACACAAGTTTTGACGCTTTGCTTGCATTGTTGAAATCATAACTGCCGCCACGCACTGCATTGTCCCATCCTCCCATGTGCCAGCGTATAGCCATCATTTCTTCATTAGTCAATCTCATATACTTCTGTATCTGTATCACTGATTTTTCGCCGTGTCCTATGGGGAAATGATTTGTGTATTTATATTCCCCGTCCCTTAACATGTAACTGTCGGCTTTACACACATCATGCAACAATCCGCATATTGCTATTGTTTCATCATCATATGTTCTGTTTCTCTCATTTCTTTCTATCCATATCAAGCGTAAGTAAACATTCAAACTATGTTCGACCAATCCGCCCGCATAATTACCATGATATTTTGTGCTTGCCGGGGCTTCAAAGAAGCCTTCTTCTTCCAGCCAATCCATCAACTGTTCTGCGCCCGGTCTTTTAATATGCACTTCATAGAATACTTTGAATTGTTCAGCCTTCTTTGCTCTTTCTTCCTCATTCAGCATTGTTTTACCTCCTGTTGTTCACTGGGGCTTGCTATCACAAGCCCCGCAGTTTTTCAGTTTTCAGTTTCCAGTTCTTCATACTCAAAATAAGCGGAACGGAACCCAATGTTGCCGCCGGAGTGGGAACGGGCGTCGTGGAGGCCCAAAAAACCCACGCCACCGCAGGAAGTGCCGTTGAAGAGCGACCCCCGTAACGGCAAGGCTTCTTCAAGCTCTGTGTCTGCATATATGTATGCCGTTTCTTCCTTTATGTTTTCCGGTATAAAGCCCAACATCTTCAATATGTCCGGTGTTTCGTCCAGTTCAATTTCAAGTTCTTTGAAAGCGCAATAACTCCATCCTTCTTCATGTTCCAGATGTTCTGTTGTTATGTGTAAGCCGTCTTCTGTAACTCCAATATATATGTCTTTGCCTTCTGCTGTTTTTGCTGGCTGCCACGCTTCACTATTCTTTGATAAATCCGCAATAGCTGCGTCGTTGTCCTTTATGTATTCAATTTTTCCCTCTGAAAGTCTGCTGCCTGCTGTCCATTCAAAGAAATTGCCACATAGGTCATAAACGCCGCTTGCTTCATGCGTATTCGACCATGTGACGGGTCCGCTTCCTGCCAGCGTATGCCCGTAGTCGTATAACTTGCCCTCTTCTGATTTGTCCCAGTAATATTTTCCGCTGCAAGTGTTGCCATGTGGAAGCGTGCCGCCCTCTATGCTTTCATTGTGTAAATATTCCCATTCAGCAGTCGTCACTAAATGCCAGCCGTCACCCTTCGCCCTGCAAAGTTTGCTTGCTTCGTCAAATGTCACATCTGCGGCGGGGCGTGCGTATGGGATTGAACATGGTACACCTTTGATCAATGTGTTTTCATACTTTGAAATATAAATTGCCTTTGCTCTTCTGCTGCCTATAATAAACATAGGATCAAGCGGCTTGTTTTCATCCGGTGTATATTTAACCATGATTGACGGCAAGCCGTTCTTGTCAAATAGCACTACATTTTCATGTTTCATTGTTTGTTCCCTCCTTGTTGTATCTGGTTTTTATATTCTTTAATTTGCTTATCCAGTAAAGCAACATTCACATTAGGTGTCAGCTGTCCCGGCTCTCCCTCTCTCAAAATGATTGTGCCATTGTCGAATGCTCTTTCGATCTCGCCCGCCATGCCCTCTGATATGCCGTAAGCGTCGCCAATCAATATATATTTACATCTGCTCAATATTGAAAGTCCCGCTGCCATACCCTTTGTTCTTTCATCCTGCTTGTTATCGTCCAGCGCTTCCGTCAAGTATAGATGTACTGTGATCGGGATAAATCCATTATTGATTGCAAGCCGTGTCAAATATCTTGCATACTCTTTGTTTCTCTTTACATCACCTCTGTACGGACTGCATACATACATCAAATTGTTTTCCAGCATTTCCAGTGTTTCTATTGCAGAAACAACCTTCATTGCTTCGTTTTCATCCGTCTTGTACTGTCCGTTTAACTGGTATTCATGATCTTTCAAGTTGTGCTTGTACTCTTTTAGTGCTATGGGTATCACTCTTTCAATCCTCCTTTTCAAATTTCGCCACAAGTTCTTCATATTGTCTTTCAAGGTCTTTGCGGTTTTCTGCTGTTGGACATCCGTTGCAAGCGCTGCTGCCCTGTGGTATCGGACAAGCGCTGCATATCTCCACTTCTTCATGTAGGTTATTTGTCAATACCCACAAGGCAAATGAGATTTCGGACAATTCCCGTTTCACTTCTGCTGCTGTCGGCTCTGCCACTGCTTTGCTTTCTGTGACATATTGCCGCCCCCTTACTTCTGCCCGCCGTGTATTCCGACATATATAGTCCGTTGCTTTGTCCCGGCGGTGATCGCTTTGTAATGTTCGCAGCCTTCGCAAGTTTCGTTGTACTCGCAGCCCTGCGCCTTTATAAAGTGGGTGCAATCCTTTTCTCGTTCATGCTTTGCCCGGCGTTCCCTTGCGTTCCTGTTCTGGCGCTTTGTATATTCCGGGTTTAATATTCTTTCATACTTGCCCCGCACTCCCAGCGCCGACCTGTTCAGCTCAACGCCTATTGTTTCCCACGAACAACCCTTTTGCGCCATTTCAACAAGTTTCTGTGCTTCTTCTTCCGTCCATGCTCTTTCTTCCGTCCTTGCCGGGCGTTCTTTTATGTCAAGTGTTTGCAGCCGTCTTTTCACTGCCGCTTCTGTCCTGCAAAGATCATGTGCAATGTCCGTGTATGTGCAGCCTTTTTTCAACATTCGTTTCAACTTGTCGTCTTCGCCCTTTGTCCACGGACTCTTCTTGATTTTGCATTTATTGTCCATGTCAACACGGCGTTTATTTTCCACCCAGTCCGGTTCTGCCCCCAGTCCGCCTTTTTCAAATTTTGAAAAGTCGAACAAATATTGATGTTTCTTTGCAAATTTCCAAAACTCGTCTATGTCAACCATTGTGAATTTCTTTCCGTTTCTTCCCCGCACTGTCTGTTTGTGAAATGGAAAGCCGTATTTTTTCAGCCGTTCTTTTGCGTATGCTTCCCCGCCTGTTCGCTTGTATCCGTGTATGATTGACCAAAATTGCGAAAATGTAACCCTTGTACCGTATTGAAGATGTGGCGGCAAATGCAATCTATTCACCCGGACAATAACGGCGTTTTCTGAACGCTGTAAATGGTTTGCAATGGTTTTCACGCTTTTTATTCCCCAGTTGTCTTGCAAATACTCTTCTTCCTCTGCCGTCCATTTCTTTTTTCCGTTGGGTGTTCTAATATAGTCACCTCTTGGCATTATTCCCCGCCCCCTTTGTCTTCAATTTCTGCCCGTGGCGGTTTCTTCGTGTCCATTCCCTGTGATCTGAAAAATGCTTTCTTCCTCATGCGCTTTTCTTCTTCGCTTCTTTCTCCAATCCGTTCCGGAAATTCAAAATGTACCCTTGCCGTTTCATCCGGGTATAAATGATTGCGCATAATGAACGCTTCGACTGTCACGCTGATTTCTTTTTCAAGCTCTTCTCTGTAAAAGTCAAATAACAACTGTATTTCCAGCGCTTCAATTTCCGTACAATTCACTGCAACTTTCTTCCGGCGCTTGTACTTGCCTTTATATTCAAAATGGTTCGCGTCCCCGGTGACTTTGTAGAAAATCTGTGATAACAACCGCTTTTCTGGCTGCGTCCTATACGAAAACCAGCGCTGTTCAACATCTGTAATTGCCATTTCCGCTTCCTCTTCGGAAATGTCGTATTTCTCCATCAATTCTTTATACATCCGGATTGCGGTTTCTTTCTCTCCACCCACTCCCCGTTCTGCAAGCGCTTTAATTTTCCCCAGTTTATCCAGCGCTTTTTCTCGTTGTATCTGGTCCATTTCCTGTTACCTCCCGTTTTCCTCTTCCCGCTGCAATGCTTGTATTGCCATTCCCAGCGCTTGAATGTATTCGGGTATCTCTTTCATGTATTCCCTTTTACCCAGTTCATATCTTGTTTGCAGTTCATCTATTGCCTGCCGTCTTGTTATTGTCATATCTGGTCTGATGTGTTCCATGTTCAACCTCCTATGCGTAGCGCCATGACTGCGGCGCATACTTTATCCCCAGATCACCCAGCGACAATGTTCGGTCATACTCCATGACATCCGTTATATGCCAGCCCCACAAGGTCTTTCCCGCTGCATAATCTTCTAACTGCTTTCGTGTCAAGCAGCTTGCCTTTTCCAAAATGTATGGCGTGCCTTTATCATCCGGCGGCACAACCCACACTGGAAGCGGAACGCCCGGCGCAATCTCATAAAAGCAATCACACACAAATTGTCCCACGATACCAACACCGCCCGTTATATACACCATAACTGTATATGGTGCGCTGTCCTTTGGTCTGTTTCTGCGTATTTCAAGCCGCTTTTCTCCGCGCAATATCTTTTCCCACCATTCCGGGTGAAGTGACAATATTATTTCTCTGTTTTCTTTCATGTCATTCCTCCCAGATATATATTTGTATATACAAACTCAACCAAATCTTTGAAGTCGTATCGTCCGGCTTGTTCTGCCGTAATCTCTTCGTCAAGCGGTTGTGTATGTGAAAACTTGTTCAACTTCGCCTTATCCACTGTATAGAATGTTGCGCCAATACCCACGCCCAGCACACGGCGGCGGCAGTCAATGTTTCGTTCCAGATAGTCAAGGCAAGCCACATAGCCTTTATAGATAACCGGACTATTGCTGTTGCTTCCGTCATGTATAACAATGCGATCACTGTTTGTCATTACATCCAACAACTGCCCCAGCTGTAAGCCTGCAAGTCCACTTCTAATGTGTGTCACTGTCTGCCACCTCCAATTCTGCTTGTATGCGGTCAGCCTTTTGCAGCACTTCACGAGCATAGGGTGACGCATTGACCCCGGCAGAAAAATAGTATCTGTATGCGCCTGTTGTTCCGCACTGGTACGCTGTGAACACTTTTTCATAGTCGCCGTTGTACTTGTCCAGCAGTTCCGCCAGATAGTCAACGCCCACGCTGATATTTTGGAACGGGTCAAGCAAGTTGTAGCATTTCAAGCGGTCTTGCCTGTCCCAGTGCCATTTCTGTATGATCTGCATATATCCTATGTCTTGTGATGTGCCTATTGCGTCCCATTTATAGGCGCTTTCCATTTCTATCAATGCGATCACTTTTGAATAATCAACATTGTTCTGCTTGCAGACTGTGTATGTATATTGCTGCATGACTTCCGGGAATTGTCCGCCGTCTTCGGCGTACTCTTCCGGCACTGTATAGGATTGAAAGCCTGTCAAATCATTTTCCCAGCCTTCCGGAACATGGTTGAACGGGTATGCGCTCTCACTGTTCGCCTTTTCTCTCTGGGGTGGTGTCTGCTTTATGGTCTTAACTGCTTCTTTTGGTGTCTGCTCTGTCCCGCTGCCCTTCGCTTCCTTTGCGTATGCCACAACATACACTGCCATTATTGCCAGCACTAACAATATTGTCTCTGCTAATATCACTTGTTTTGCTTTTTCATATCTTTCATAAATCTGGCGCGCTTCTTCCGGATGTTCCGCACTTCCGTTTCTTTGCATTTCTCGTTCCTCCTGTTTTCTTCTTCCACATCTTCAAGTAAATGTGCCAGCCTGTTTGTTCGTAGTAGATCGGCTCACAAGATGTGATGTTATAATCTGCATATATCTTCTGAAATTCCGACAATCCCCCGTCTGGTGACATTGCCAGCCGTTCAACCTTTCTGCGACTGTATTTGAAATCATTGCATTTCTCTGTCGGCGCTGTCAGATTTCGGCTTGCTCTCCACATTCTTTCTGTTGACTTCTCTTTTGCCGTGCTGTCCACCCGTTCTGTTTCCGGGCGTTCAAGGTTCCTGCTGCTGCTGTATCTCTTTTTGCCCTGCGGGTCCTTTGTGATGTATTTGCACAATGCTTCAATTCCGTTTTCATTCGTCTGTATTCTGTCAGCGTTAGCAAATCCCAGTTGTTCAATACTGCGTCTGTATTCCCTTGCAGCCTGCTTGTCTTCACTGTCAGCACGCTTCCAGTTTATGCGGGTATTAGTCCACATCATTTCAACTTCGCTTCTGTCAAGTCCTTCATTCATGATGATGTGGTGGTGTATTCTCTTTAACCAGCCCCCCGCTTTGTCCAACTTGTATTCTGTCGCTAGAATGTATTTGAGTGGGGCAAGCCCCTGTTTCTTTCTTCTATACGCCAGCCGCCGCAAATAGTTGTTCACTATCTTTTCCGCTTCCTCGACTGTCCCCGGCAAGTGATCTTTGCTATATGTGACTGTCACATGCAAATCACCCGCATGGAAGTTTCCATTTCCCAACTGCACAAGATACCTCTTTGCGTTCTTGTCATTCAATGCGTTCTGTTTTGGTCTTTTGGCTTTCTTCCTCTTCCCCCTTCTTCCTCTCACTGCCATGTCTGCTTGCTCTGTTCTGGGTATAATGTCAACTTCCCTATAATCGGCGCAGTCGGTCTTCTTTTCCCTTATATACACCGCTGCCCTTCCCTTTCTCCATGTATCTATATAGCGCAGTGGGTATATTGAAGCACTGGGGGTGTTCTTTCCCTCTTTCCTTTTCTCCCCTCTATATTGCCCCATATCTTAACAGTAATATTTTCATTCCCTGTTTCGTTAGAATGTTAATACCCCATACAAGCCCGCCATTACGGTTTCAAAACCGCTTAAAAACTGGCTTTCCGTAAAATTACGGAAGTATAAATATTGCTTGCATTTTCTGCGCCGATATGGTACAATAATATTGATGTTTATATATGTTACATATCAGCTTGAAAGCCCGTGCAATGCCCGTTGTATCGGACTTTCTTTTTTATTGTGCGCCGCCGCTTCATATCATCACCCCGCTTTCACTGCGGCTGCTTTTGGTATATATCCCGCTGCCCTCAATGCAATGTCATTCATCCGGGCGGCAATTTCCTTTCTTTCCTCTTCGCTGAAATCTTCCAGCGGTCTTTCAATTCTCTGTCCGTCAATGATCTGTACCCCTATTGCACGGACTGTCCAGCCTTTGTTACTTCTCACTATCTCCACCCCCTCACACTGTCTGGACTGCGCCGGAAGTTTCTTTTTTCAGTCCGTTTGCAAATCGGACCCCCTGCATGAAGATAAGCATTTCGGATTTTTGCGCTGGTGTCATTTCGTCTAACAACTCCATGACCGCTTCCGCTTCCTGTTTGCTTTCCTTTTTCAGCAGTGTTTCTGTCTGGGCTGCTGCCATGTTATCCCTCCTTTTCTGTGTTTTATGCTCATTTTTCAGCACATCATTTGTGCTTGTACGCTCATATTACTACACAAAAATGAGTATGTCAACACTATTTTTCAAAATTTTTTAATTTTATGTGTTGACTTGCTCAATTTTGTGTAGTATAGTATAAAACACACTACATGAAAGGGGGGTTGAACAATGGAAACATATGAAAGAATTAGAGAATTAAGAAAAACACATTTAAGACTTTCGCAAAGCGCATTTGGGGAAAAACTGGGCGTCAATCGTGATGTTATAAATAATATTGAAAATAACCGTCTGGCAAAACCAGAACAAAAGTTGTCTTTGATAAAGTTGATGTGCAAAGAATTTTCCGTGAATGAAGAATGGCTTTTGAATGGTACTGAACCAATGTTCATTGAACCGGACACATTCAGCCTTGACAACTTCGCAGCGCAGCACGGGGCAACGGATATTGATTTGCAAATCGTAAAGACATATTTTGAATTGCCAGCAGATGTGAGATCATTATTGATTGAAAGATTTAGAAATGTGCTTAATAGTCCCGCTGCCACTGCCACGGAAGAAATGACCGTTGCAGATGTAGAGGACTTATATAAAAAGAACATCTTAAATTCTGCGCAGAAAACGGCGTTTACTGCTTCCAATACCACCAACGGCACGGACGAAAATACAAAAGCCGTTAATGAGGACTAGTTATATAGCGTCTTTGATGTTTCCGCTGTCCTATCGGCGTTACGGGGAGAAAGTGGGGACTATATGAAGAAGATATTATTATTTATTATTTCTTTGGCGTTCTGCTTCTCATTCTGCGGATGTGCAGAAGTTGAAGACTCCGCCAGAACAAATGAATTGTCGGAAAAGTACGATTTTTATTCAAGTTCTATTTCAAGAATTAAGGTTGAAACTGATTTGGGAAATACTGCTGCAAACGATATTTTTATTTTGCTTGTTGATAATATCGGAATTGATAGTTATTTCAGTATTTCAGAAAAAGACGATTATTATAAAATCAATTATGGTCTGCTACACGATTATAAAATGTATCTTGACAATGGTGTTGTTTCAAGTATTTATGACGGGGATAAACAACTATACCCTGCCACTGCGTCAGACGATACAGAAGAAGTTGCAGAAAATACAGAAGAAGCCACGACAGAAACTGTGCAAAACAATATATTTGATTTTTCCGTTTCTGATTTCCCGGCTGGTGAAGTTGACACCGGGGATTTGAAATTGCAGCACGGGGAATTGTTAAGTGTTATTTTTAATGACGGCGTTGTTGTAGTTAAAGCAAAAATCACGCCTAGTATGACAAATAAATTGACTGTTGACCAAAATTATTATAATGTTGCTGATCTAATCAAAGAACACGGCTTTGATACTTGCAATGAATTACAATACTGGGCTGTTGCCGATATGTCAGACGGTGACGAAAGCAAAGTTGTTTCTTTTACTCTCAATAAAGATGTGATTACATCTGTTTTCAATGGAAATATTGTTGATAATCAAATCGGGAAAAATGCTTCTGATTTGTGGGTTTTGCCTAGTTTGCAATAAAATTAAATTGCCCCGGTGTGCTGGGTACACTACCGGGGCGGCGCACAATATATCATAACCAGATACAACATACCATCCGCATTGTTATAGTATCACTCACAATGCGGGAAAATAAAGGAAACAAAGCGAAAGTGGGTGATTTTTTTGATTGCTGCAATCGAATACACAAGGGCTTCAACAGATCATCAAGAATATTCTGTTGGGGACCAGCACAAATTCAATTCAGAATGGGCGGCAAAAAATAATTACAAGATTTTGAAAACATACAGTGACGACGGAATAAGCGGCGGCACTGTCGCGAAGCGTCCGGGCTTTCTCCAAATGATTGAGGATATAACAGCCGGGCGGCTGTCAGATATTAAAGCCCTGCTGATATGGGATAGTTTCAGATTTGCCCGGAACATGGTTGAATTTCTCACATATAAACAAATGATACGGCAACACGGTATTTCTGTGATTGCCGTTTCTGAACCTATGGTGCAAGATGAAGACGCACAACTATACATTGACGCTATCAATGGCGCTTCCGGGGAATTGTATTTGCGGAAGCTGTCAAAAGATAGTAAAAGGGGCATACGGGCAAAAGTTGTTGACCGGAAAGAACACTTGGGCTTTGCGCCCTTTGGGTATAGGATGGACAGGAACGCCCGCCAGCTTGTTATTATTGATGAAGAAGCGGACTGGGTGCGCTACATCTTCCAGCAAGTCATTGACGGCGTGCCGTATCTTCAAATTGCAAAAACGCTGAATGAAAGCGGCTGTAAAACCCGCAAGGGCTATAACTGGACAAATACACAAATATGCTACACGCTGAACAACCGCACATACTGCGGACAATTGGAAGTCACGCTTGACGGGCAACACGGCATATATGAAGGCAAGCACCCGCCTATTATTGACAAGGAAATGTTTGAACAAGTGCAAAAGATTATGGAAGAACGCAAGGCAAAACATAAAAGATACCAGCGATCTACAAATCAATATGTGCATTGGCTTTCCGGTTTAATGCGCTGCCCTTATTGTGGCGGCTCACTCTCCCACGGAAAAGGTGCTGGCGGAAGAAAGCCACGCTACCGCTGCAACAATGCCATGAATGGTTCAAAGTGTCCAAATCTTTCAGTGCGTGTTGAAATTGTGGAAAATCTTATATTTGAAACGCTACAAAGCGTGTATGATAACCCAGAAAAATATTATACGCTGCATTTGACAACGCCGCAGCCCAAATCCATTGTTGACTATGACGCGGAAATTAAGAAATTGAAAAATCAGTTGTCAAGGGCAAAAAAGGCATACATTGAGGAAATAGACACGCTGGAAGAATACCGGGAAAACAAAGTGCGCTTGACTGCCGCCATTGAACAACTGGAAGCCCGGCGCGTCACTCTCCAACAACCAGCAGCCGACCCGGCAGAATTTCAAGAACGCTGCTTGTCTGCGCTGTCGCTGCTGCAATCTGATCTACCTATGGACCAGAAAGCAGCAACAAGTCATGCGCTAATAGAGAAGATATTGTGTGATAATGTCAATAAAGAAATAACTGTATATTTTTATGCTTGACCCAGCAAAGCGTCAATCACTTTTCCGCAATCGGCGTTTATAACAATGCTGCGGTCTTCAATCTCTTTCGGGCAGTACGCTTCCCCGTAATTGATACAAGCATAAACCGCCTGCGGATTTCTTTTTGTGAGTTCATGGAACCCAAATTTAATTATTACGGGGGTATTTCCTAAATTTGTACTCCATAAGCCCCAGCCCTTTATTTTCAAGGGGTGTCGGGGCTTTTATTCATTTCCGCTTCATACTCCATTTCAAGCGTTTTCCGGTCTTCAATCGACCATTCATAATAAAACAACATATTATACACCAGCAATGGAACATCTGCGATTGCCCGTTTCTCGTACATCCGGATTGCTTGTTGCAAATCTTCTGTCATATCCTGCGCCAGACTTTCCGTGATCTGCTGCCCTTCTATGTGTGGCGTGTAATTTACCTTTTCAAGCAGTTCCGCTTTTGCGTCTTCCATGTAGTCCGCAAAGTCTTCCAGTATGTCTTCCGGCGCTTGCTGGTACAATTCCCACTCGTTGTTCGTATCTCCCAGAAGAAAGAACGCAAGTGCTGTATCTCCACTGTCAGCCCTCAAAACTTCAAAATGCGGGTTCCAGTCTTTCCACGCTTCGGAAATGACGCTGTGTGCTTCCTGCCATTCTTCAAGATTGTTCATGCTCTTTTTCTCCCCATGTCCATTCTTTCCCGGTTTCCGCTTCTATTCTGTCCTTGATCGCCACACACACATATTGATTGAATGACTGGTGCTGCTTGTCTGCAAGTTCTTTCACTGCTGCTTTCATGCCTTTTGGCAGTGCCAGTTCTGCCCGGTCATAATTTTTATCACGGTATTTGTTCTTTGCCGTGGTTGCTGCGGGTCCTCTCGGTGTCTGATAGTTTCCGTCTGCCATGCTATCCCCTGCCCTTCTATTTGATTTTATGATAGTATATCACATTTTCACATCTTACGGAAGTATAAATATTGCACAAATATACTTCCGTAAGTTTGTGCAATATTCCATCTTGCTTTTATACTTCCGTAAGTATATAATAAAGACAGTTAAGGAAATACAATAATAAAGAAATGAGGTACAAAGATATGAAAAAGGTAATAATCACAAGCGATCTTGTAAATGCAGTTGCAGAAGATATGATTATAAAGGGACACATCAAGAAAGCAGAAAAGCAGATCAAGAAAGATAGGGTTGCAGAATTAGTCAATGAAGGCGTTGACCCGGACATTGCAAAAATAATGATAAATGTATTTGCAGAATACGGGCTTTAATAAAATCACACGGGCGGCAATCAAGCCGCCCAGCACATCAAAGAAAGTGGGGTATATATTATGAAATTATTTGAAATCGGAAAAACTTATAGTATGAGAAGCATTTGTGATCACAACTGTGTGTGGACTTATACAGTCACCGCACGCACGGCGCAGACAATCACCATTACAAACGGCACTGAAACGCAAAAGTGCCGTGTTAACAAGAAAATATCTGAATACTGCGGGGCAGAAACAATCTATCCTCTGGGGCATTATTCAATGTGTCCGTCGCTTTCAGTATAAAGGGCTTGTTATTTGCCCCAGAAAGCAAGAAAAAGCCCACGGGTGTAAAAATATACACCTGTGGGCTTTTCACTTCTCTGCGGGTCTGCTGGCGTGTCTGTCGTGGCGTTTATTCCGCTTCGTCTTCCACTACAACATCAACATTATTTGCGGCGGCTTCGTATTCCTCCGCAGAAATTGTCCCGGTCACATTCCCTTCATCATCATATGTGTTATATGTCCCGTCTGGGTTCGGCTGCAATGCGCCGTCCGGCACATCATCCGTTGCCGTCGCCACTCTTTCCGGCACTGTGTTAATCACAATAGTTGTTGCCGGGGTTGTGAGTGTTTCCAGTTCTTCCGTGTTTGCGTCGGCTTCGCCTGCTTTCATACTTTCATATGCGGTCTGCGCAATAGCTTTCAACTGCTCTTCCGTAACATCCAGCCCCGCTTCATCCGCAATGCGCTTCAACTGCTCGACAACCGCAGACATTTTTTCAGCCCCGGTCTTCTTGTCCATAAACTCACGCGCCCAGATCACAAACTTTTCCGCCCATTCCGTTAAAATGCGCAACTTCTCTTTTGCTTCGTCCGGAATTGCGGGAAAAATATATTTTCCCGCAAGATATGCTGCTACCGTAATAAATGCGTAAATCAATGTAAATAATGTGTTTTTGTCCATGTTCTTTTCCTCCCAGAATATTATTTTACGGGCAATTTAAGCACTTGCCCTATTTTAAGTGTGTTTGAAGTCAAGTTGTTCAACTTCTTAATCTCGTTGTATCTGCTTCCGTCGCCCAGCTGTTCTTGTGCAATTCCCCATAGCGTGTCATGCTTCTTCACGGTATATGCAACCGTGCCACTTCCGGGGATTTTGATTTTTTGCCCCGTTTTGATGTTGTTGGGGTTTGCAATGCCGTTATATGTAGCCAATGTCTGCCATGTAACCCCGTGCGCCGTTGCTATTGCAGAAAGTGTGTCACCCTTCTTGACGGTGTATGTTGTTTCTGCTTTTGCCGTCGTGGTGGTGCTGTTCTTTTCTTTCTTTGCAGTCAAGATTGCATTTACTAGCTTTTGCACTTCATCCGGGTTATAGCCTGCCGCTTTCAACTTTGTTGCCCTGTCCGGATTATTCCCCCAGCCACCTTTTCCGGCTGCAATCTCCTGTGCTACTTCCTGCGCCGTCTTCTTTGTGGTTGTGGTTGTGGTTGCCGCTTTTGTGGTTCCGGCTTTTGCGCCGTCCGTCAAGTTAGTTGCCGTGTGGTGTCCTTCATTCAACAGAATATCGCCACGCAGCAAATATTCATCAGATTTCAGATACTTGCTATCTGTTAACACAATAAAGCCCGCTTCTTCTAACTGCTTTTTCATGCTTCCGGTGTAGCCGTTCTCATTGATCTTCTTTAACTTGTCAATGTTAAGTGTGTAGCCTGCCGCCTTAACATTAGCCAACACGCCAGCGCTGCAATCCGTTTCACACGGCGTTTTGATTTTTGCCGGGTCATAATTGACGGCTGCAAGCTGCTTCCAGTATGTAGCACGCTGCAACTGGTCATATCCTATGTTGTTATTTTTGGCGGCTTTTTCTCCGTTTTCTGCGATCTGCTCACGCACTGCGGCGTTTGGGTGTCTTAATACGCAATTCCACGGATATACATAAAATGTTCTAATCTGCCATTCTGTCCCGGTCTGATCGCCAGCTTTTCCATTGCTGTTTTTCCCGTTTTCATCATGTCCACAATTACTTATCATATAGCAAGCCCTCCATTTCTAATTCATACTTGAAAAATCAGAAAGCGACCCGCACAAGTCCGGATTTGCCGCCTTGATTTTCAAAAGGTTTTCTGCTTTTGCTTTCCAGCAGTAAAAGGCAACTGCTGCCCCTGTCACTCCTCCAACAAATGTCAACAGTGTTCCTATTTGGTAAAAGTCCTTGAATATAACGACCCATACCCCAACAATAAACGCTATGTAATAAGTTATTAGAATTGAAAAAAGCAGCACTTTTGTTGTGCCGCCCTTCCGTTCCGGGTGTTCTTCCAGTTCTTGTTTTCGTTTCTGCCGCCTTCGCTTGAAATACCGCAAATTATATATGAAATATAATATTGCAGCCGCTAGAAAGCCAATGAGAAAGAATAAAAGATACTTCACTTTCAATCACCTCCGCTTCTTTTCTTCCTTGCCCTTTCCGCAGCTTCTTTTCTCTGCTTTTCTTCGTCTTCATCCAGCGCAAAATCATTGTACCTCATACATTGCTTGTATATCTCCACAATGTATTCATGCGCCACATCCACTTGACCGTTTATCAATTTGTTATCCGTGATGTATTTATCATATTTACCCAGTATTTCAATCACATGGTCAAATTGTTCTTTCGTGTGTCGCTGGTGGTTCATGCAAGTGTCTGAAAAGTCCAGAATTTCCGTGCGCCATGCGTCAACCTTAAATTCTGTAAATTCCTTTTGCAGATCATCAAGCTGCTTTTTTAAGTCTGCGTTTATAAGGTTTCCTAATTGTGAAATCAGCCACCGCACGGGCTGGAATTTCAGCCCCGGTGTTAAATCAATAACAACGCCTATCGTGGCAAGCCACGCAACAACTGTTTTCACTGTTTCCCAGACGCTTGCTGGGTCAATCGTCTGCATATTTCCCATTGTCCGTTCATCCCTCCTTCGCTTTTGCCTTTTGGTTTTCTTTGATATATAATTCATTCAAACTCTGTCGCAGTCCATTACTGTTGAAATGCTGCATAATGCCATTGTATGAAGCAATGCTGCGTTCTAGTGTTTCCCGGTCAATCTCCCCGGCTGCATACGCACCAAACAAATATTTTAAGCGGCGTTTCATTTTCTTTGCCGTCTTCTTCCTCAACTTGATATGTGTTGACCATATCCGGAAGCCGACAAACTCAACGCCCATGCTTGTTGGTCTGATACAAGTTTTATTATTCAGCTGCAAGCGCAAGTTATCTTCAAGAAATGCTGCAATTTCCTGTTTCACTCGTTCAAGAAATTTCTTGTCATGGTGCATTATAATAATGTCGTCCATGTATCGGATATAATATTTTAATTTCAATTTGTGCTTGCAAAACTGGTCAAGTTCGTTCAAGTATAAGTTTGCGAACATCTGTGAAGTCAAATTGCCAATCGGCAGCCCCACTTCTCCCAGCAATTCATCATATGCCACATTTCCCACATCCGCACCCAGCGGCAAGCCAAAATGTGTGTCTTCACAATTTATGATGATTGAAAGCAAATCAAGCAATTCTTTATCCGCAATTTTCCGTTTTAGTATATCCATTAAAATTTCATGATCTACCCGGTAAAAATATTTTGAAATGTCGAGTTTCAAATAATACCATTTCTGCGGCTTCCTGTCGGTCTGCTTCATCCAGTTATGCAAACGGTTGACGGCTCTATGCGTGCCTTTTCCGACACGGCAAGCGTAGCTGTCGAAAATGAATTGCTTTTCAAAATACGGGTTCAGTTGCGTGTATATTGCGTGCTGCGCCACCCTGTCTTTGAATTGTAGCGACATGATCATGCGCTTTTTAGGTTCGTAAACATAAAATATGTTATATCTCCCCACTTTGTAGGTATGCCATATAAGTTGATTTTGCAACTCAATCAAATTTTCTTCCAGTTTGTCCGTGTATTCCATCACATCCGGTCTGTATCTCTTACACTTAATAGCCTTCTTGTATGCGTCATGCAGATTTTCAAAATCGTATATTAAAGGGAAAATATTCTTGATTGTCTGCAATGCTGTTTCCCTCCTGTTTTCAAAATAAGCCGTGCAAATTTACTTTGGTTTTTATCCATTTCAAACATAACTTATTCATCCGGCATTGCTGCCAGCTTTCGGCGTGTAACACGCTTACTAACAGTTTTCACGGCAATTCAATTTTCTTTCTCCAACGCTTTTGGCGTTATCGAAACGGAAATAAACCCCTTAAACCCAAACGCACGGGGCAGCTGCACTTGTGCAGTCGTCTTTCTGGCAAAATGGGGTGAAGCGGAACGGAACCCAATGTTGTTGTTGGAGTTGGAACGGGCGTCGTTGAGGTTCAAATAACCCACGCCACCGTTGGAAGTGTTGTTGAAGTTCGACCCCCGTAACGGCAAGAAAAGTCCACAATGTAACGGTTTATTCCCGTATATAAAAAGCCGGGGCAAATGAAGCCCCAGCCCTTTATTTCTTCTTTGGCTTCCCGTTGTTTGCTGCCGGGTTGCCGTTTAACGATTTATAATAACCGCCAATCATTTTGCCAATTTCATTGATTTTTCTTGACATTTGTTCATATTTCTTCAATGATAAACACGGCTTTTTATCCCTCATATATTCCGGGTCTGCTGCAAGCCGTACCAAATGCCGTAAAACATCAACTTCATTGTCTAAATCTCCCAGTGTGGTTTTCTTATAGCGCTTGTTTTCAAGTGTCACTGTCAGTCGCAGTATTTGCAGCATTGTTGACCGTATATCATTTGCAAGCACTCTTTGCGATTTTGGAAATTGTTCAAGTTGCGGTCCTGCATATAGCAACAATTCATATACTTTGTTTTTGGTCTTGAAATCTTCCTGTGTCGCTTCGTCCCGCGCTTCATCCAGCGGCGGCAGCTGTTCTTCTACTGTTTCCACTTATCGCACCCCACAACATATTTATTAGTTTTTCACAAGGGGCTTGCTGTCGCAAGCCCCGCAGTTCATCAGTTGCCAGTTGCCAGTGCTTCATCATAAGCGGAACGGAACCCAATGTTGTGGCCGGAGCTGGAACGGGCGCCGTCGAGGTACAAACAACCCACGCCACCGTAGGAAGTGTAGTTGAA